GTCTCGGTGTGCTTGATCCCCTTATAAGTGCCGTATTCCACGCCGTTGGTCATGCGACCATAGACATCCACGTCAATCGGCTGGCACAGCCAGATGTTGCCGTTAAAATGGACTTCGACATTCGGGTATTCATAGGGATGCCGGACAACACTGACGGTCTGGCCTGCCGCTTGGGAATCGGGCACCTGGTAGAATCGGCCATCCACGCTGATCGTCCGGTCGCCTTTTGCTAATCGTGTGATGGTTGGTTCTTTAATGAGCAGGCGATAAAGCGACTCTTCCGGACACAGGCGCAGTTGCTCGGCTGTAATGTAGGACCATAAAACCGAGCGCGGCGCGACGTTGCGCATCTTGATTGCGCCGTTGGCATAGATGCACCAATCCAGCGCCCATCTATTCAGTTCCTCCAGATCGGCTGGCCGCTGAAATTTTAGACGTGCTTCAAACCGATTGATGTAGTGCATCAGACCTTCAATCGCGCCTTTTGCGCGTGGGTTGCCGGGCATGTGAAGCTGAACATCAACACGCAGCGCGTCCATCAATGCCTGGTTCGCCTTCGCCGTCAGGATTGATCCTTTGTCGGATACAAGCATAAAGGGTACGCCATGAAAACGGAACTTGCCGAGCTTTTCGCCGGACTGGCCGTTCCACGTTTTTTTAATCATTTCGTCTTTCGGGCGCATGGCGCGGAAGAGAAACTCTGATCCGTCCGCCGCGCGTTCGCCCGATGCGTAAAAATAATGAAAATAGAATGCTCCGCTGCAATGGTCCACAACGGCATATCGGAGCAATTCCATTTTGATTAGTTTTGCGGTTTTGACGATTTTATTTTTGTACATAGTCATTTCGGTGTCGCGCTCATCGAGACCTTTTTTTGTATCAAGACGGTATTGGAGGCAGTTGGTCACGTCGAATTGCCAGACGTGATTTGGATGCTTGGAAAGCAGGCGAACATGCGGCGATGGCCGGAGCATATCCTTGGCGCTGATCTGCTCCTGCCGAAGCCGTGACAAAAACCAGCTTGTCGACACGCCGCCGGTCTCAATCCCTGAATCCTCCAGAATCATTTTAGCGTCGCAAGCGGGCAGGGGAATTTCATTGGATATGCGCCTGGATGTCAGCATTAGCGTGGAGGCATTCAGCAGAATGTCTCGGGTCGCTCCGGACTGACCTTTTGTTTTGCGCTCCTTCCGAAATCGAATCCCCCGCGCCGCCGCATACCGATTGATGGTGGCCGTTGTGACACCGTAATGCGCCGCCAGTTCCCTTGTTTTCCGTGTTGCGTCGGATGCATTCAGTCCGCGCAATGTCGCTGCAACGTGATTCAGTATGCTTTCAGAGACTGCCATGATTTTTCCTTTGTCATTCCGGCCTGCGCCGGAATCCAGTATTTTTATGCCGCCAAACTTTTCTTTGTTGGTGCTGCGAAGCGCGGAAGAAAACAGTTTTTCAACCGCCCTGTTTTTCTGTCGAGATTGTTGTAGATTCCATAAATATCGTGGAAAAAGTTGAAGTCATCCGCCTTCAACCATTCTTTGAGTTTCAGCGGACATCCGTTTAAGTGAGTGGCCGCAATATCCATGCTGAGCGCCAGCGCATCAGCATAAAGCTTCCGACAAAATCCGCGCTTTGCAATCTTCTGTATAAGCTCCATGTCGTCTTGGGTTGCATTCCATTTGATCATTACTTTCCTCCCTTCTTCGCTTTCCGTTCTTCGATCTTTGCCACAACCTTTTTGCCCATGTCCTTGCCCGCCGTGAGCGGCAGGTTATCGATCATCACTTCCGTGGGCGGGATCTCCATTTCTGTTATTTCCCAGGGCACCTCTTCCGCGCCGTCGTAATGGGCTTGCAGGGCCAGCCGTTCTTCCATCGCCAGCTTCGAAAAAAAGATCAGCAGATAGTAATATTGACGAAGCGCAATTTCCGGGGCCTTGTGTGGTTCGATTTTCTTCTTGATGTCAGAGAACCATGTCTGGATGTCGAGCTGCACCTGATGCAGCAAATTGCAGGCATCCTGCTCCTCTTCCGTGAGTTCGGACTTACCGACCGTTCTTTCCAGACGGGCGATATCGCGCGCCAGCTTATCCATGACCTTGTCCTTATCCCTGATCAGGCGCTCTTTTGTTTTGATGGTCTCGGCGGCTTCGGCTGCTGCTTGTTTATGGTCTTCTTCGAGGGTTTCCAGGAGGGACTGGATTTCGTCGGCATGCTCGGCATCAACCGGGATGGTTTCGCCGTTAAAAGTGATGGCATTTTCGGACAAGTTGACCAATTTTTCATTGGCAGCCATTCCTAAATACTTGATTTTATTATATGTGACTCCGGAGAAATTGGACAAAGTGTCCAAAAATTCTTGCCGGAATGGCGCGAGGTCTTCCAGTGCACGATCCATTGTGCGTCTGTTAATCCCGACACTCTCGCAGAATTGTTCCCACGTAATTCCGAAGCGCTCGCGATATTCCTTTGAGTCTTTCACTTTTTTAAGCATTACCAGGTTAAAAAATTCAGCCTGTGACTTGAAAAAGTTTGTAGCTTTAATTTTTCCGGCCATCTCGTAAATATTGGCGATGGCCGCTTCTTTATCGCGCTGTACCTGTTCGGCGCTTTTCTCCTGATCCCGTCTCATAACTTCAGTTGTGCGTGCTGATTCATCCTGCGCCTTTGCCACAAGCTCTGCTTCTCTCTTAGACATTTACTCCTCCTCCAATTCCTGTAATTGTTTATTAATAGCGTCGCGCTGCGCCTCCAGTGCTGCAACTTTCCGTGCGCGAAGTTCGGAAATGCGCCCGCCGAGGATGTACCCCGCGCCAATCTTAGTGACCCAGCGCAGTTCTTCCATCGTACCGATCTGCCGGAAACAACTATCCACGCTGAGTCCGGTTGCCCGCGCCATATCAGAGATCATGACCGGCTCTTTCGCCGCGCCGATAAATCCAAGGATCGCGTCCGCCGCGACCAGTACTTCAATTTTTCGACAACTCTTTGCCGCCATTCCTTCACCTCCTGTTATTTTGTTTCCATCTCTTTCAAGAACAGTAACCGCTTGCGCTTCTCATTCTGCTTACGGTTGATTTCTTCTTCAATGCGCTGAATCTCGGCCCGCAGCGCTTCAGGCCCCGGAAGAACAAACACACCCACAAGTTTACCCAACATCATTAAAGGTTCGCTGCATCCGACTGCCTCACAGAAGGCTGGTAAATAAATAGCCGGAAAGCGGTGAGCCTCTTTAGACTCTGCCGTCCAGCTATCCAGCATGGTTTTGGTTATTTCATGACCGGTCAATTCTGACATCCGTGCTGCCACTTGCCAGCGTGACAGTGGGCAATTTTTTAGCACCTGGCTGATGGCTTCGCGGAATTGGCGGTCAATATCGAAACTGCCCGCAGGACGCGCGCTGATACTTTCTTCCTGGTAATTTTTCAGAATGTCGAAAAGAGATGCTTGGTTGATGTCTATTTTTTGTTTGATTTTAGCCATTGCAAACCTTCCTGTTTTTGATATGATCAAACCGCATTTGAAAATTAATCCGCTTTGGGCCTTAAACGCGGGTAAAATTGAATGGTCCCTCTACCCGTGGATTTAAATTTTTCTTTGCGGAGTTTACGCATATGGGCACGATCAAATGGTTTTCGGCAGGAGAACTCATCGTAAAGAGTGATAATGAGGTCGGAGAATGTGATCTGACCTGCCCGAACTGTCGCAAGAAGATCTTTGTAACGATTCGTAGGGACCCAGACGGCAGAAAGGTCTCCGTTTGCCCCAGGTGTGGGATCGATCTCCACTTCAAAGGCTAAGGGAATAAACCCGTCCCATAGTTCGCTGCTCGACATATCCTCAATGTAGGGTGCTATTTCTTCAAGGTAGGTGGAAATGCTGGATCGGTTTATAATAACGCTGTGTGTCATTTGCGCGGCTCCTTTGTGTTTTATGCGGCCTTGGTGTCCGGCCAAAGTTCTTCCACCGGCATGCCCAGGGCTTCGGCCACGGCCTGGCGGACTAAACGGATTTTCGGCCCATTTTTTTTTGTTCCGCCACGCTTTCTGGTCACTACCTGGGAAACGAGAGGACGCGAAACGCCGACCTTATCGGCGATTTCATCTTGTCGGATGCCGTGGATAAGCAGTAGCGCGCTGATGTAGCGCGCCCCTTTTTTGTTGATTTTAGTTATTTGATTTGCGTTCATGGGTCATTTATATGTCAGATACTGACATATTGTCAAGAGGAATGTTTGTTTATGACATCTATTATGAATAAGTATGCAACAACTGGCTACAGAGTGGCTCAAATCAGAGCTAACGAAAATATAACACAGGCAGAATTTGCCAAAAAATTAGGTATTTCTAGGCCTGCGCTATCTGCAATTGAAAACGGTGTCACTAAAATATCAATCCCAATTGCTTATACTATTGAGCATTTATTCGGATATGATTTTGTTTGGATTATGACGGGCGATGGTGTTATGAAACCAGAAAATGTCAGAAAGCTAACATTGAAAGAACCATCAGGTGAAGAACTTCCACCAATTATATCCCCCTGGGATAAAGAACTTTTAGATGCTTGCTTCACCCTAAAGAAAATTTTCGATGACAAGGTGCATAAAAAAGCAATCATCGAAAACTTACACGCTTTTGATTTATCTATCGATGATAGAAAGGCAAAGGAAGAGCTAAATAAAAAACTACAGGAATCATTACAAGAAAACGAAGGAGTACAAAACAGAATTTCTAATTTGGAAAAGCTTTGTGCAGATATTCCAGACATGAAGAACAAGTTTGAATCTTTACAATCAGAAAACCGGGCACTTCGCACTGAAAATAATCGACTGAAATCTACTTATGAGGCCCCGCATGGAGACGACGGAAGCGTCACTGCTGTTACAGAAAAGAAGGCAATATAATTTACATTGATTTTAAACAATCTTCACCTTCATTATTTTTAAAAACCAAAAATTAAAAGCAGCGATCCAGCCGCTTAAAATATACAAAGCATCACCATCCAACGGCGCAAATAAAAAATACGTCGCGAATTATGTCTTATTTGATATGTTACACTACA